GTTACAAGTTAAGCAGTTTTTAAAGATTGCCAATAATAGGGATAAACAATATATTGTGGATGAGCAAAAGCTAAAGACCATGAACGAGTTACTGAAATTGTTGGTAATGCCTAAAGGATTGCAAGCCGGTCAACGGTATATAATGCTTTAGCCGGATTTCAATGGCTATTCCTTGTAGCAGTTTTATGCATCGTTCATAAAGATAATCATGCTAAGAGACGTTATGAAAATGCAATTCTAGAAATTTGTAGAAAGAATGGTAAAACATTCTTAGTAGGACTTATCTTTATTATTTTAATGTTCTTAGAGCCTAAATATTCAAAGTTTTACTCAGTAGCACCGGATGGGAGCTTATCAAGAGAGGTTAAAACAGCCATAGAAGAAATTATTGGTAGTTCACCGGCATTATTAGGAAAACTCAACGGCAAAGAGAAATTCAAACTGTTGCGTGATTACATTCACTGTAATATCACTGAAAACCGCTATATTCCACTCAATTATTCCACTAGTCGACTTGATGGTAAGTTGCCTAGTGTTTTTTTAGTGGATGAAACAGGAGCCTTGCCTAATACGTATGCAATAGAAGCAATGCGTTCAGGCCAATTAACCATACTAAATAAATTAGGCATTATCATATCTACAAAATATCCAACAATCACTAATCCTTTTGAAGATGAAGTAGAGTATGCAAAAAGAGTTTTAACAGGTGCCGTTGATGATGATAAGACATTTTCATTGTTGTATGAGCCGGATAATCAAAAGGCTTGGGCAACAAATGACAGTATCTTAGAGCAAGCCAATCCATTAGCTTTGGAAATTCCGCAAATCATGGAGGATCTAAAGGAAAAGCGAAACAAAGCCATAGAGATAGAATCAAAGCGTGAAAACTTTATTACAAAGCACTGTAATATCATATATTCCGGTGCCGGTTCTGAATCATTCGTTAATGTGGCAGACCTACAAAAGGGTGCTGTTGAACATATTGATTGGAGCGGTAGAGATGTATTCATTGGCGTAGACTTAGCATTGACTACAGATAATGTGGCAGTATCTATGGTAAGTTATGATGAAGAATCTGATGCGGTATTAGCCGATGTTAAAGCATTCTTGCCAGAGGATAGGATTGAAGAGAAAAGTAAATTAGAACGCATTCCATACCATGATTTTATAAAGGCTGCATATGCTATTGCCTGTGGTGATAGAACTGTAGATTATGGTGCCATTGAACGTTATGTAATGGCCATTGAAGAAACATTTGATGTTACGGTATTAGGCATTGGCTATGATAGATGGAACGCCCTTTCTAGTGCCCAAAAATGGGAAGAAGAAGGGTATACAACGGTGGAAATTAAGCAACATTCTAGCGTATTGCATCCACCGACAAAATGGCTATCTGAATTGGTAAGCAATGGCAAGTTTATTTACGAAAAAGGCAATAAATTGCTTGAAATAAACTTTCAAAATGCAAGGTGTGTATATGATACCAATATGAACCGATATGTAAATAAAAAGCGGTCAACAGGTAAGATTGATATGGTAGTAGCCACAATCAATGCAATGTACCTGTTGCAACAAGATTACATGTTTAATCAAACTATTAACTGGGCTATTCAGACATAGTAAAGGGGGTGAGTAGATGAATTGGAGAAAATGGTTAGGGTTGGAAACACGTAGTGCAGAAGTTACACCTTCAGATGAAGAACTAGAATTATTGCTTAAAGGCAGAATTTTTGGTACTAAGGTAACAAGAAGTGAAGCTATTTCAATTCCGGCAGTAGCTAGTGGTGTATATATGATTGCCAGTATTGTTGCAGGCCTACCGATTAAGTTATATAAGGTAGTTGATGATCGTGTAGAAGAAGTTATTGGTGATAACCGTACAAGATTACTTAATGTAGAGACTAATAGCATATTAAGTACATTTGAGACCAAGGTGGCCATGATTAATGATTTACTGTTAGAAGGTAATTGTTATTGTTACATTGGTAAAGAGGGTAACAAGGCTATTGATTTACAGTATTTGCCAAAATCAAGTGTAGCTATCATTGATAATGGTAGGCGTATCAACAGAGAAGTATATTATGTAGTAGATGGCACAATTTATGATGATTTCAATATAATGAGTGCCGTTAGAAATAGCCATAATGGAGTACGTGGCAGAGGGTTAATTGATGATAATTCAGTGCTCTTGTCAACAATGTACAACGCTTTATGCTATGAAAACGGTGCTATGTCAAAAGGTGGTAAAAAAGGCTTTTTAAAATCTGAAAGAAAACTCTCTAAAGAGATGATGGATGAGCTTAAAAAAGGTTGGAAACAGCTTTATTCTAATAACAACACTGATGTAATTGTCTTAAATAATGGCGTGGACTTTCAGAGTGCTGATTCAACGGCAACAGAAAATCAGTTAAATGAAAACAAACAAACAAATACAGAACTGTTGTATAAGATTTTAGGATTTACTGAAGATACATTTACCAATGAAGAAGCCTTTAGGGTATTTATAAAAACGGCAATAGTACCAATTGTTGCTTGCTTAACACAGGCAATTAATAGAGCTTTACTGCTTGAAGCGGAAAAGGGCACTTATTATTTTAGATTCGATTTAAACGATTTACTAAAAGCAGACATGTTATCACGTTATCAAGCTTATAAAACGGCTATTGAAGCTAACTGGATTAAGATTGATGAAATTAGAAAGTTAGAAGATATGGAACCATTAGGCATTGATTTCTTAGGTTTAAATTTAGCCAATGTATTGTATTATCCGGATGATAAGACAATTTACACGCCTAATACAGGACAATTTGGAGATTTAAAGAAAGGGGGTGAAGGTAATGAAGGTAGAGGTGCGGAACGGTCAAGCGGTGATTGAAGGATACGTTAATGTTACGGAAAGAGCCAGCTTGCCATTAAAAGATGCACGTGGCCAATTTATTGAAAAGGTTACAAGCGGTACATTCAAACGAGCCTTAGAAGATAATCATAATGTGAATTTGATGTTTAATCATCAGCGGAAATTGGGAGACCAAGAAAGCGGAACGCTTGAACTTAGGGAAGATAATGTTGGATTGTATGCACGTGCAGTAGTTACTGATGCGGAAGTTGTGAAGAAAGCAGAAGAAAGAAAGCTGAAGGGTTGGTCATTTGGTTTTACAGCTGCTGAATCAACATGGGAAAAGGTGGGCGAAACTGAAATTCGTAATCTTAATAAAATTAATTTACAAGAAGTCAGTATTTTAGACATTCAGCCGGCTTATTTGGGAACTACTATTAATGTACGAGGTAAACAGGAAGAATTGCTTGAATATCGAGCAATGGCCTGTGCATCCGATATTATTTATGATGTGGAAGTAAGAAATAAGGCTGAAGAAGAAAAAACACCGCCAAAAGCTGAAGATCTAAATAAGAAATACAAAGAAATTTTAACAGGATTATCTAATTAGCACTCATTATTGAGTGCTTTTTTATTGCAAAGGAGAACAATAATGAAATTTAAGAAATTAATTGAAAAACGCAATGAATTGGTAGAAAAAATGAATGAAATGGTATCTAAAGCAGATACTGAAACACGAGCATTGAACGAGGAAGAAGTAAAACAGTTTGATGCTTATAACGATGAAGTTAAAGCTATTGATACTACTTTGAAACTTGGTTTAGAAGAACGTTCCATGTGGAAAGTAGAAGAAGAAAATAAGGGCACACAGAAAGCTGAAGTAAACACTGAAGAACTGGAAAAACGTGCATTTGCGTCTTTTATTCGTACCGGTCAATTAGATTATAGTGATGTTGAAACACGTGCAGCGGTTAATTTTGAAAAAGGTGCTAATGGTGCTGTTATTCCACAAACAATTGCTAATAGAATTATTGAAACTGTAAAAAATATTGCACCAATTTATGAATTATCTGATTCCTATGATTTGAAAGGTAAATTAGTATTCCCTGTTTACGATGAAACAGGTGGCAAAATTCAATGTGGTTATGCAGAAGAATTTAAAGCTTTAGCTGCAAGTGCAGGTACATTTACATCTAAAACTTTGGAAGGGTTTACTTCTGGAGCTTTGGCCAAGATTTCCAAATCTTTAGTAAACAATAGTGAGTTTGATATTGTTAATTACGTAATTGTAAAAGTATCTGAAGCTATTGCTGAATTTTTGGAACAGGAATTTCTTAATGGTACAACAGGGAAAATGGAAGGTGTATTGAGTTCTAAACAAGTTGTAACATCGGCATCTGGTGTGGCAATTACGGCTGATGATTTGATTGATACACAATTACAAGTACCTCAACGTTTACGAGCTAATGGCGTATGGGTAGTTAATCCGGATACATTTAAAGCGATTGCTAAATTAAAGGATAAAGATGGGCGTTACCTTTTGAATGGTGATATTCGTAATGGATACTCTTATACATTGCTTGGTAATCCTATTTTTGAATCCGATGCAATGCCAAAAATTGCAGCCGGTAATGCTATTGCCGTATTTGGTAATTTCAAAGGATTAGCGACTAAATTAGTAAAAGATGCTGTAGAAATTCAGCTTTTACAGGAACGCTATGCAGAAGAACACGTATTAGGTGTTATTGGTTGGATTGAAGCAGACAGTAAGGTTATTCAGCCTGAAAGCTTTGGCGTATTAAAAGTAGGGGCTTAGTATGAAATATAAAGTGTTGGTAGGGTTTAGCGGTGCCATTTCGGCATCGCTAGATGATGAAATAGAAATAATCAATCAGGACTGGGCAGAGGATTTACTAAAAGCCGGATATATTGAGCCGTTAGAATCTGATGCGTTTATTGAGACGGTTGAAGAAGATACGGTAGATGAACCGACTGAAGAACCTGAAGAAGAACCTGAAGAAGAACCTGAAGAAGAACCTGAAGAAGAACCTGAAGAAGAACCTGTAAAGAAAGCTAGGAGAGGACGTAAGGCCGGTGAAGGTAAGTGATTTGACTGTAGACAAGGTTGTAAGTTTTATCCGTGTAGATTTAGTTAGTGAAATGGATCGTGAAGTTGTTGATATGGCATTGAATGGGGCTAAAAGATTCTGTGCATCCTATACAGGGCTTAGTATTGAAGAGTTAGACCAATACGAGGATATGCCGTTAGCAGTATTAGCACTATGTGCAGAATTTTACGATTTACGGCAGTTTACAGTATCTGAAGTAGCTAATATCAATCCAACAACACTACAAATACTAAGTGCATATTCTAAAAACTTAATATAAGGGGGTAGTTATATGTATAGGAAAGGGCATTTAAGCAGCATGCTACAACATATAGCTGAACTATGGCACAATGTAGAATCAAAAGAAATGGATGAATTAGGGCAATATCCGATTGTACCAACATTAATTGGCAATGTATATTGTGCCGTAGTACCTCAAACAGGTAGTTTATTGAGTGGACGTATGGCAGATACAACACTATCAAGGACTACACATAAGATTGTTATAAGGTATCGTGCCGATATTAAGCCGGATATGTGGCTTGTTATAGAAGGACAACGGTACGATATCTTATACATTCTAGATCCATACCTAAATAAAGAACGGCTTGAAATATTCTGTGAGGTGAAAATATGAGCGGTAATATGTCAGCTGATGAGTTGGTTGAATTTTCTAAAGAATTACTTAGGCTTGGCCAAGAGCAATTCCCAAGAAAAACTAAAAACTTTATGCAACGAGCCGGTAACAGGCAATTGAAATTGGTTAGAGAGCAATATAAAGATGATTTGGCCAAAGATAGTAATAAAAAAACTATTTACGGTAAAGCACGATATAAAACTGTGAATGGAAAGCGTAAACGTATTGATTTAGTTGGTAGCTTGTCTAGAGGTAGTGCTTATATTTATCAAGGAAATGAGTATCAAGTCAGGGTAAAAAATAAAGCTCCACATGCTCATTTGTTTGAACATGGCCATAAAACTAATGCCGTCAAGCCAAATAAAATGAAATGGGTGCCGGGGCGTAATAGCATGGGTAAAGCTGCTAGAAAGTTTGCTAATGAGTACAGTGATATGGCAGATGCATTCATTGATGAACTCTTAGAAAGTGGGTTGAAATGATTGGCACAGCAGAAATAATTAAGGCATTAACCGTTAATGTCAGAAATATTTTAAACGTAAAAGTGAATGATCGTGATATAGAAGAAGGCTTTGATAGGCCTTCTTTTTTTATTGATATTGAGGAGATTGATGATAGTGAATTAACTACTGAATATTATTACGATACATACCATTTAGAACTCTATTATTTTGCAACAGATAGCAAGATTGGCTTTAAAGAGCTATTAGAAGTTAGGCAGAAGTTGCGTGAATTATTTAGTTCACGAATTGAAACAGAAGAAGGGTTTGGCATCACCTTTGATGAGGTTACTCATTTTATTAACAAGGAAGATAAAGTACTGCACACAACATTTGATGTATTAGCAGTGCAACGGATTCCAGACAATGGGGATGAACCAATGATTGAAGAACTTGAAGTAAATATTAAGTAGAAAGTGAGGTAATAATATGGGACAGCCTGTAATTGATATTATCTTTATTCAAAAGGCCATTACAGCCATTAAACGTAGCCAAAGGGGTGTAACTCTTGTTATTTTGGAGGACGATACACGGCCTGAAGCCGGAATTGATTTATTTAAGTATGAAGCGGATATTACAAAGGAAAAATACAGTGATGCGAATATTGAAATTTTAAAACGCTGTTTTTATGTTGATGTATTCAAATTGCGTGTAGTTCATGTTCCGTCTACTACTAAAGAATTTGCTGATGTTAAGAAGTTAATTGATAAGGTGAAATTTAACTATGTATGCACCACTATTGAAGATTTTCAGAAGGATTTAGCTAGTTATGTTAAAAGCCGTAACATGCAGTCTAAAGGGAAAAAATATAAAGCCGTATTGCATAATGTAACCGTAGCCGATGATATGCACTTAATCAATGTAAGAAATGATAGTGTATATGGCATCGATGAAAAACGAAATGTGCCAATGGCAGAATATTTACCACGTTTAACATCGTTACTAGCTAACTTGCCTATGAACCGAAGCTGTACCTTCTATGAATTGGAAGATATTTCTAGTGTGGATGAAAGCTTTATTGATGATGATAAAAATACCATTGATAAGTGGATTGATAAAGGCTACTTGGTATTATTCCAAGATGATGATGAAACGGTAAAAATTAATCGTGGCGTTAACAGCTTAACAACATATACTTCTACTGAAACAGAGGATATGAGCAAAATCATCATTGTTGAATCGATGGATATTATCTTAGAGGATATTTACAGCACATTTAAAAATAACTGGGTAGGCAAGTATAAAAACCGCTTGAATAATCAGTACTTATTTATCAGTGCAGTAAATACATACTTCTTAACTTTAACATCGATTGAAGCCGGTGAAATTCTTGATGAGGAATTTAATAATATTGCCTACATCGATGTGGAAGCACAACGGCAAGCATGGTTAGCTATCGGTAAGACTGAAGCGGAAGATTGGGATGAAGCCACCGTTAAAAAACGTACCTTCAAATCCTATATTTTCTTAGCCGGTAACATCAAGATTCTTGATGCGGTAGAAGATTTACACTTTAAAATCACAATGGAATAAGGAGGTACATATGGATACAGTTGTACATAATAAAATTATTCGTGGGAACTTTGGTAAGTGTTGGCTTGATGGGGAACTTTTATCTGAAGTCAAATCGTTTGAAGCTAAATTAACTTTAGTATATGAAGAAGTGAATATCCAAGGTGAAGCTGGTACATATCAGCGATTAGTAGGATTTTCTATTGCCGGTACAGTAGTACTGCATAAAATCGACAATAAAATTCAAGCAAAAGTAGCAACAGGGGCTAAAACATTACAAATTCCCGACATTAAAATTGTTACAGCCCTAGATGATCCTGATAGTAATGGGGCAGAACGTGTAGAACTTCTAGGTGTTACTTTAGATGAAGTTGCACTTACTCAGTATGAAAATAAAAAAATTGGTGAAGTTAGTGTGCCGTTTAAAGCTGCAGATTATAACTTCTTAGATATGATTATTTAATAAAGATAAGAGGGTACAGAACGTACCCTCTCTTTTATTTAGAGGGGCAAGAAAATGAAGAAATTAACATTAGAAGACTTATTAAATCGCAAGTTAAATGAAGGATTTCAAAGTAAAGAAGTTGAGGTAAAAACGTTAGGAGGCACATTAACGATTGTAAAACAGCCGTTGCCTACTGTATTGCGAATTATTGAGAGCATGGGGAACGCCAGTGGATTAAGTGAACAGTTATCAATTTTCACTGATTTAATTTATAAGTGTACACCAATTTTGCATGATAAACAGTTGCAAGATAAATACAATTGTGCAGAACCTACAGATATTGTTTTAAAAATTTTGAATGATAATTTTGATGAAATTACTCATATTGGCACTGCTATTCTAGAATTTTACGGCGATTCCTTTAATGGATTTGGTGAAAATTTAAAAAAGCAGTCAGAGACGATTCAGAATTAAAGGTTTATAGATATTATCTTAGGCACGGCCATAAACTAGAAGACTTATTGAATATGAATGGCTTAGAGTTTATTTTTTTGAAGTCGTGCATGGATGCCGATATTGAAGAAGAAAAAGAAATGTGGGAGGCCATAAATGGCAAGTAAAAATATTAACGTACTGTTGTCATTAGTAGATAAATTTACGGCACCGTTAAAAAAGCCAGTAGAAGCAACTCAACAAATGCAACGGCAAATCCAAAAGGCAAGCAATAGGCTATCTAGCTTTGGTTCCGGTGTAAATAATCGATTCCTGAGCATCACTAATAGTATTGGTAAATTAGGCATCAAGTTAGCCGGTTTAAGTTCCTTCTTATCTGTAGGAGCCATTACAGCCTATGCCAATAAAGCGATTGCATCGGCAGAATCAGAGATTGAAGTACAGACTAAGTTAGGAGCGATTTTACAGAACGTAGAATCAATCAAAGCAAGAGGACCGGATGGGTACAAGGAAGCACAGGCTGTATTAAATGATTATGCTGCAGGGCTGTCTAAGGTTGGTGTAGTTGGTAAAGGTGTAATCCTTAACGGTATGCAACAATTGGCTACTTTCCAATTAAATGAACAGCAGATTTCAATGCTTTCTGATGGAATGGCAGATTTGCTAGTGCAGCAGAAAGGCTTAAACGCCACAGGAGAAGATGCAGTAGGCATTGCAAACATGATCGGTAAAGCAATGGGTGGTAATGCCAGTGCTTTAAGTCGTGTAGGGATTACGATGTCAGAAACAGAAGCGGAAATGATTAAGAACGGTGATGCCATGCAAAGAGCATCCGTTATTGCTAACGTGTTAAAAAATAACGTTGGTGGCGTAAATAAGGCAATGGCTGAAACTGATATAGGCAAGCAAAAGAAAGCACAAATGCAATACGGTGCAATGGCCAAAGATTTGGGCATGCTGTTGTTACCAATTAAGACTAAATTTATTGGTGTGTTTGCTGAGATATTGCCAATCGTTAGAGCAAAAATGAAGGGTATATTTGAGCAAGTAGCATCAGTGATGGACGGTATGACAACATGGTTTGCAGCCAATGGTGATGCTTTGGCCAATGGATTATCTAAGGCTTTGGAGATTGCGGTAATGGCATTCAGGGCATTAGGTGAAGCGGTTGCTTTTTTTGGAAAGTATGCGGATTATATTATTCCAATTCTTTCCGGTATTGTAGCCGGATTTGTGGCCTTTAACGTGATTACAAAGGTAGTTACATGGTTTAAATTGATTAAAACGGCAATGCAAGGGGCACAGGTTGGAATGGCTGCATTTAATGCAGTAATGGCTGCAAATCCGATTGTATTAGTTGCTATTGGTATTGCTGCATTGGTAGCACTGATTGTAGCCTTGGTAATGCATTGGGATGAAGTTAAAGCAGCCGTTATTTCTTTCGGTCAATATTGCGGTGCCGTGATTGAAAAGGTTAAGCAATGGTTTATTGATTTAGGGATGGCCATTGAGCAATATGTATCTAATGCTATCGAAAGTGTAATTCAGTGGTTTGTGAATTTAGGCACGGCCATTACTACAGCTATTAGTGATGCAATTAATTGGTTTGCTAGTTTAGGACAAGCCATTAGTGATGCAATAATGTCAGGCGTATATGCAGTATTTGAATTTGTGAACATAATGTATGTAGCTGCTGCTGAAGCGGTAGCAGGCTTTATTGGACAGTTTAGCAGTGTAATTGATGGAGTTGCACAGATTTTCCAAGGAATTATAGATTTTATTACCGGTGTATTTACAGGAAATTGGGATCAAGCGATTTCAGGACTTGTAGGAATATTTACAGGATATTTTGAAACCATAAAATCCATTGCTGATGGCATATTAGGTGCTATTAGTGAAAGAATTAGTAGTATTGGAGATGGCTTAAACAAGGTAAAGAACTTTGTATTTGGTGACGGTGGTAATGATGAAAAGCATAATGCCACAGGTACAAGTTATTGGCAAGGCGGTAGTACGTACGTCAACGAAAACAACAGAGGTGAAGGAATTATCCTACCAAGTGGTTCAGAAATAATTCCTCATGATGAAACTGTAAAACGTGCAGCCAATAGAAATAGTGGTGTACAAGTCAATATTACAATTCAGGGTAATGTAATTGGCAATGAGCAGTTTATGGATGAATGTGGCCGTTATATTACGGATAAAGTTAGATTGGCCATGAGTAATATGTAATGAGGTGATATGAATGCCATTTTTAAATATGATATTAAGCCAATTAGAATATTACTTAAATCGTCCAAGCAAAGCGGATATAGTATTGTATGATGATTTAACCTATGAAAATGTAGTATTGCCTGTAGTGCCGGCTACATTGCCAAAAGTTGAGTACACAATGAATAATGAAGTATTCAACGGTGCCACAGGTGATATTTTATTAGCCGGTTATATGGGATTACGCACATATTCACTAGATGATATTTTGTTGCCGGTAAATCATAAGTATAAATTTATGCGTCCAAGAGGTAGTGATGGAGAAGAAGTAAAAGAGTTTATTACTCAGCGGATGGAATTACGGCAAGTATTACGTATTGCCGTAACATTTAGTGATGGCAGTGAGTTACTCAATATGGCTTGCCTTTGCAACAAGGCGTATTTTATCAAGGATAAGGTAGGCGATTATAAAGCAAGCCTTGAATTTACTGAATATCCATATGTTAATCAAACGATTAACAGTACTACCGGTGATAATAATACGTTGAGTGGGTGATAGTAAATGAAGTTAGAATATGCAAATGTTGTGGCCAATGATAACCGTGAAATTACAGCCTACACTAATAACTATAAGCTATCAGATAATACTGATACACTTGGGCAAGAGTTTACCTTTGATTTAGTATCAAATCCGTTAGATGTTAATATGGCTAATCTGCAATTGGCTATGGGTGGTAAAGTAATATTTTCTAATGATGTTTCAAACAACAATAGAACAAGTTTTAATGATTCTGCTGTAAGTCAAGATTTACGGCAGATTTTTACAGGAATTATTGTAGACGGTAAAAAGTCAGGGATAAATAAGTATAGCTATACAGCCTTTGATTATGCCTTTTATCTAAATAAGTCTGAAACATCCATTCAATACAACGATATTGACGGAACAACGGCTATTAGGCAAGTATGCGATAAGAATGGCGTTCCTTTAGGTAGTGTGCCAATTATTAATACTAAAATTAAAAAGGTATATGAAGGTACACCTGTATCTGATGTGATTAAGGACATTCTGAAACAAGCAACTGAAGAGACTGGCTATAAGTACCGGATTGAAGTAAGAGGTAGTCAACTATTTATAGAAGATTACAAAGATTTGGTACTTGATGTGGCCATAACAGGTATTGTAGGAGATTATAACTACACTGAATCCATTCAAGACATGAAGAACCGAGTACTTATTATTTCATCGAGTGAAAAGAATGAACAGGTATTAGCAAATGTAGAAGATGCTGATAGTATTAAGCAGTTTGGCGTACTGCAAAAAGTTCAAAAAGTTGAAGATAAAGAAAAAGCCAAAGCAATGCAAGTGGCAAAGAAGTATTTAGATGATCTAAATAAAATTAAACAAACATTTAGCGTAAAAGTACTTGGAGATGATGCGGTTAGAAGTGGCCGTATACTAAATTTTAATCAGCCGATTATAGGAATGGAAGGGCAGTTTTTAATTAAAAACTGTGTACATGACTATGGAGTAAATCATACAATGAACTTAGAACTAATTAAACAGGAGTGATAGTATGGAAGATTGGCATGCACAGATGGCTAATGAGTTCAGAAATAGAGACAATCCAAAGCCAATGGGCTGCATTTTGGGAAAAGTACAAGCCATTGGAGATGATTGGCTTGTTACTATCAGAAATGGTACTTTTAAGATTGATAAAACCAATGGATATATCTGTAATCAAATATTAAGGCATGAAGCAGATTATACCTATGAACATTCAGGAACAACAACAGTTGGTGGATGCCTTGGCGGGCCAAATACAAACTACAGCTCTAAGGGTAGTGGCAAGTTACATATTAAGCCAATTTGGAAAGTTGGAGATCTTGTAAAAGTAACGCCTGATGAAAGTGGCCAGCATTATTTTATTGATGATATTGTAAGGTAGGTGATAATAATGTTTCCTACAGATTACGATTTTAAAAGCTCCATTGAAAGCACCTCTACAAAAACAAACGCTCAAAATAAAGTAGGCAGAAACATGAAATTTGATTTTGCTAAAAAGAGATTTGTAATTGAAGATGGCGTAAACGTTGAAACTTCACAAGTTGACGCCATTAAACAGTGGATTGAGTTATTTATTAGAACTGAATTAAATGCATATAAAATTTACAGTGATACCTTTGGTTTAAATCTAAATAAATTAGTGGGTTATAGATTGCCACGATCCTTTATAGTCAGTGAAATAAAAAGGCGTATTACTGAAGGGATATTAAATAAAGTGCCTTGTGCAGTTTCCGTTACTAATTGGAAATTCGACAAAGGCACTTTTTATTTTACAGTGAAAACTAACACAGGAGAGGAGGTGCAATATACATATGAGTATTGATTTTACTAAAACTATTGGCATTGATGCGGTACACAATGTAATGCTTGATGGAATTTCTGAAGAATATCAGAAAACAGAAGGATTCCCTACTTATGATTTAACACGTGGTATGGCGTTTGCAGTATTGGCCTTATGTTTGAAAGCACAGGAGATTGAACGGAAACAAGATGTAGATAATTTAACTGGCGATGAATTAACACGTGTAGTATTTCAAAGAAGGGGTACAGAACGTAAAAAAGCCACCTATGCTACCGGATATATTACGGTAACACAGGGAAATGGAATTATTAGTGTGGGAAACTTATTTGAAAGTGAAGGTGGATTGCAATTTGTTGCTACTGAAACTAAAGATGTAAAGGTAGGTAGTAAAGTAGCTATTGAATGTACTACAGCCGGTGAAGTTGGTAATGTGCCAAAAGGTAGCATTACTAAAATGCCGGTTACATTAACAGGCATCATTACGGTAATTAATGATGAAGCCACAATTAATGGTGAAGATGAAGAATCTGATGATGATTTAAGACAGCGATACTATGAAGAGTTGCGTGAGCCAGCTACAAGTGGTAATAAATATCACTATAAACAGTGGGCAAAGGAAGTAGAAGGCGTTGGTGAAGCCAATGTAATATCGTTATGGAATGGAGATAATACAGTCAAAGTAGTAATTATCGATAGTGATAGACAGCCGGCAAGCCAAGATTTAGTGAACGTTGTGCAAAAATATATAGATCCTAACAAAAGCGGAACAGGGGAAGGGGAAGCACCGGTAGGAGCATATTGTACAGTAGTTGCTGCAGAGCCTGTATTGATTAATGTAAAAATTAATGGCGTAGTCAATGCTGAAAATACAACAGCCAGTATGATTAAGGCTGCTTTGGAGCAAAGGCTTATTGATTATCTTAAACAAATTGCTTTTAAACAATCTTATGTAAGCGTGGCACAGATTGGTGCCTTAATCATCAATACTGATGGAATTAATGACTATGATAGTTATTATGTTAATAATGGCAGCAGCCGTATTAACTTAACAGATGAACAAGTGGCTATATTAGGAACTGTTGAGGTGGTACTCAATGAGTAACAATAGGCAAGAAATAAAAGAATATGCTTTAAAGACAATCAATAAATTATATCGTAGGGATCCGTGGATAAGGCAATTATATGATTCAGCCGGTATAACGATGGAAGACGTTGCTAATAGACTTGATGAGCTATTAGACAACGTCTTCTTTGATACGGCTAGTAATAGTGGTACAGCTAACTATGAAAAAGATTTAGGAATTAAAGCTGAAGGGTCATTAGTTGACAGAAGAAAAAGAGTAGCAGCTAAATGGCAACAATCTGGGAAACTTGATTTAGATAAGATTAGAGCCTTGGTTAAAGTTTATGTACTAGATGATATTGATGTACTCTTTGAAAATGGCCGGTTAAAGCTTGTTTTTAATAATTCAAACTTTGTATATGCATTACCAAATATTAGAACTGATATGGATGAAGTTAAACCGGCACATATTGGTGTGGAAGTAGCGGATGTGCATGCAGTAGAGGGTGATTTATATGCCGGCTGTTATATTACTACTTCAAGCATCATTAGTATAGAGCCTAATGTAGGCATTAGCACAGAGCTTGATGATGCAGAAATAGTGGCTTGTGTATATATTTCCAAATCAAGTGTTATTCATGATATTTATTAAGGAGGGTAAAAGAATGGCATCACAATATCCTAAAAATGTAGTTACCAAAAAGGGCTTAGCACTAATCAGTGAATGCTTTGCTACTAACAAGCAATTGATTTTTACAAGAGTATTAGTAGGAGATGGAGATATTTCATCTAATCAAGATATTAGTGCAATGACTAATGTTATATCAGCCAAAATGGAACTGCCTATTACCAAAGCATTAAATGAGGGTAATGGGCAGTTTTTAGTTAGGGCAACAATTTCAAATTCTAAATTAGACATTGGATTTTTCCCAAAAGAAGTAGGCTTATTCGCTAAAGCAGAAGGTGGTACAGAGGTTTTATACTCATACACTAATGGGGGTGATAAAGTCGGATTTGTACCGGATAAATCAATTCCAATTGAAAGTGAAATTTATAATGTAAGAACAATTATAGGCTCTATTACAAATGCAAAAGCAGAGATTAAGGATGAAACATTTGTTACTGTATTGGATTTAAGAGAAGCTTTTACTGATGATACATCTAGTATTGATGATGATGAGATTGAAAGTAATAGCTTGTTAGCTAGTTTGGGTGCACGTGTAAGTTATGTTAAGAAATATGTTAAAAAAGCAATTTCAGAGGCATTTAAAAGTGATGATTTTGATGATAATGTCATTAGGGCGATTGGCAAAAAGACTTTTTCCGGATTAGGCGTACAGGCAAGATTTAGTAATGCTAACTCTTGGTTTATCTGCTTTGGCCCGCTGTTTTTTGGGCTTATTATCCAAGGTGGATGGAATATGATTCCTGAACGGCAAGTAAAGACAGTACCATTACCAATTAATTTTACAAATAAAGCATTTAAGCCACTGATTGCATGGGACGACCCGGCACAGGGGGCTAATCCATCATGGCAATTTACAGCCGGAGCAACCGCTGATACTACATCTTTGCAAATCGGTTTACACACCCAAAATGGAAAAGGTGAACGCGGTGTAAATTGGTTGGTTGCCGGTATTTAAACAATCCAAGGTGGAGCAACCGGCCGACCGGCTAATAATGCAGCCACGGCAAACTTTGCGATAGCTTTTAATAATACGGATTATATTATTATTCCGGTTGGCGTTATTGACGCAAGCGACAGTAAATTCAGCTTAACTGTTAACGTTTTAAAAGACTATAAAACGGCTAATAGTTGTACATTCCGTACATCCGATGCTATCGCTCCGGCGTGCTATTATGTGGCTTTTAGCCGTGCGAATTAAACGCCAATAATTAATATTGAAGCTCCTCCAGCAACGTAAGGTGTTGAATCTTTAACGTTTACTTTTCTGAATCCTATAGAATTTAATTCATCGGGAATTCTACCGCTTGAAAACTTCGTTAAACGTTCAATAGATTTAGAACTTTGTGCATCAAAATAATCATGGCTTAAAATCAAAGAACCTAAGTATTTATTTACTGTAATAGGATATTTAACTTCCATCTCCGCATAGTTAATAGATACATTTATACCTTGGCTACTAACGGCCAATGGTAAGCCAATCAAAGTTATGAGCCATTAATTGACCGGCTCCACTATAAGTATTTAATTTAAAACTAGCTAAATTAGTTTTTATAGCAGTTAAAAATGTGTAATAACCTTGACCGGCTGCCGTGCCAGTGGCTAACACTTTATATTCTTTTGTATATTGGATAGGTAAAAGGATATTACTATCAGCATTGCCGCCGTCGCTTCCACCTTGGGTAAGGATGTGATAAAAAATGACAGTAAAAAAGGATTGATAATGTATCAATAATAGACAAAATAGAAACATGAAGAAAGCAATTAAGAACTATTTAGTAATAAACATATTGCAAACATTATTTCAATAATTTTATAGTTTTTCGTAGCTGTGGCAAGGCTTTGTGGGTGTATACGCCATCTGTAACATTGTTAGCAGCATGTCCAAGCAAACGCCTTTTAGCATTGTAGTTTGCATTGGCATTATCCAATAATGTTGCAAATGTATGCCTACAGTCATGCGTTGTATGATTTGCCTTTATCGCAGCCATTACATCTTTAAACTTCCTTGAGATTTGGGCATATGTAATTATAGAATCTCCAAGCAAGTATTTAGTATTATTATTTAACAGTATTTGGATAATTGGCCATAGCCTTTCATGTATGGGAATTATTCTAATGCCGGCTTTAGTCTTAGAGGTTTTAATATCAAAGTATTTTTGCTTGATGTTAATATCTGAGCGTTTTAAATGTCTCAATTCAGTACTTCTCATGCCGGTATATAGCATAATCAAGGGTATGATGCGGTTAGGATTGGAAGTACGCCATAACTTATTGACTTGAGCAGTAGTAAAAGGTTTATGAGGTCTAACAGGTGTGTTTTTACCAATAATTAAATATTCAGCTAGATTTATATCAGTCCACTCATTAATTATTGCAAAGGTGTAAAGCTGATGTATTAATGATCTAACTTTTTTTAAACTAGCATAAGACAATCCATTATTAAGCATGTTATCCATCACATCCTGTAATTGCTTATATTTAATAGCATTAATAGGTAAAGTCGCTACTGCACCTAAATGTTTAAGACTATTGATATAACTATTAGAAGTTGAAGTGCTTACATGCTTTGAATGGGTAGGAAACCATAATTTATAAACTTTGGAAAGGGTGATAGTAGGCATAGGAACATCCGTATTATTGAATTTTGCTAAGGCATCTAATGCATCTGCTCTATTGGAGTAGTAGCCAATAATATGGTAAATGGCACGGCCATTAGCTTCATAGCCGATAGTTTTACGAACCATGAAAGGCCGTCTTCTTTGGCCAGACAGTTTACAGATTTGGCCATAGTTATTTGGTAGTTTCATAAAATTACCCCCTGTTTCTGATTAACTTGAAAAAAGAAAGGAATAATTAATTATGAAATTTTTAATTGTATTAAGTAAAGAGAATGTGAATGGTGAGCGTACCAAAGTGGCTGCTTATTTATTGGGAACTCATGCTAAAACTATGGAGAAGTTATTGGATTTAGCAAAAGAATCTTATCCGGATTGTTACTATCTTGAAGATGAAGGTGAAGTATTTGATGCATTAGAAGCCGGTAAAGTATATAAGGATGGAGAAATGGTAGACTTTACACCAATTCCGCCTACAGAATCAGAAGGTAAGGAACAATCTATTGATGAAATTAAGAATAAGTATAATGCAGCTAATGAGCAATTAAAAGACAAAGCATTAATTGCTACATTAACAGGTAATCAAGCAGCATTAGAAAAGATTCAAGCAGAATATAAAAGTAATTTAGTATCTATGGCCAAAGAGTTAAAGGCTGTTAAGGGGGCGTAATCATGAAATACTGTGAATACTGTGCAAATGAATTATTAGAAAATGGCCGTTGCCCTGATGCGGAATGCGTACATAATTTATTGATTGATATTTATGAAGATATTG